ACCAGGACTTTTCTATCGATGAAATTATAGCTGATGCGTATGAACGTATTGGTTTAGTAGGAACTGCCGGTCATCAACTCAAAACAGCTCGAAGATCTTTAAATATTCTTTTTCAAGAATGGGGCAACAGAGGTGTACACTTTTGGGAAGTAGGAAATACTAATATCAATATCATAGAAGGTTCTGCAACAAGTGTTGATGCAACTGACGAAGGAATGGGGGTTTATAATTTTTATAGAAACTCTGTTGATAGCGCAGCAGCAGCTGCAGCTTCACCACAAGCTACAACGACTCCGGTAACCAATATCTATGGTATTACGGATATTTTAAATGTTACATACAGACAAAATTATAATACCACTTCTCAATCAGATACCGGTTTAACTAAAGTTGCAAGAGACGCTTATGCTGCAACAGCAAATAAAGCATCGCTGGGAACACCTTCACAATACTGGATTCAAAGATTGATAGACCGAGTTAGTATTACTATTTATCCCTTACCTAATTCAACAGCAGCAGCTAATTATATAAATATTTATTATGTAAAAAGAATTCAGGATGTTGGAACATTTACAAATGCAACTGATACTCCTTATAGATTTATTCCACCTATGGTGTCAGGATTATCTTATTATTTATCTATGAAGTTTGCACCACAAAGAACACAAGAAATGAAATTATTATACGAAGATGAATTTGCTAGAGCATTAGCTGAAGATGGTTCTCCAGCGAGTACTTACATAACCCCTAAAACTTATTACCCGAATATATAATGACAATATTAACTAAAGGAATGGGAATCGTTAAAAATATTATTACCAAATCTAAAGATAAAGCTATAAAAAAAATTATAAGTTCTAAACGCAAAGCTTACAAAAAAAAATATGGTAAGGAAAAAGAAATTACTATTAAAGATATTACTGGTAAAAAATTTAAACAAGTTGATGAAATGATAGGTGATAAAGAAATTAGTCGTTATGATAAAATTTTAAAAGCTAAAACTTGGAGAAAAAGATAATGTCTAGATTTTCAAAAGGTAGAAGAGCACTTGCAATATCAGACAGATCTGGTGTAGCATTTCCATATAGAGAAATGGTACAGGAATGGACTGGTGCATGGGTACATACTTCTGAATTTGAAGTTAAACAACCTCAATTAAAGCCTCATCCGATTGGAGCCGATCCTCAAGCATTACAACATGCACGACCTTCAAGAATTGCTCCGGATGTTCCACAATTAATGCCTTTTAATCCTTTTACAACTTACGGCTCAGGATCTGCTTATATAAATGTTAATGTACCGAATCATGGTTTAACAAATGGAGACACTTACCGTTTTAGAGGAATGCCAACTACTGCAGGAGCCTATGCGAATCCAGATAGTTGGGATGGAATTACAGGAGCTAAAATTGCTTTAGCGGCAGGCTATGCTATTGTTACAGGAAAATATGTAGCAGGTGCTAGAGATACAGATTTTACAACAGACTGGTTTTATTTTGTTGTAAATACTGATACAGCTACAACAGGTGGAATAGAAGGAGGAGGTTATCCAGTGTCCGTTGGACCGGTAACCATAGAAGCATAATGGCAGCAGGAATTATTAAAAAAATTATACAAGCCGTAGGCAAAACAGTTAAAAAAATTAAACCTAAAAAAATTCCTAAACCTAAAAATATAGGGGTAGGAATAATAAAAAAAGATAAACTTTATAATGTGGTAGGAACAGATAAGTATGGTAAAATAAAAATTACAAACAAAGGTCCTCAAGTAGGGTACAGAGTTCCATTAGATAAGAAAAAATATGTAGACAGAAGACCTTGGGCACAAGATCCAAATTATAAAAAAGCCGCAGGTGAAAGAGTTCCTGCCGGACATATAGGTTCTAAAAAGAAACCTCTTAAACAATATGAAGGAAAAGCTCATGGTGGATTAATTAGTGGTTTTCCTAAAATCGCTACGAAGGGTTGGAAATAATGGCCGCATACACACTTTCAGATTTAGAAACTGACATTAGAAATTATACTGAAGTAGACAGTACTGTTTTTACTGGTGCTATTCTAGGTAGATTTATTGAAAATGCAGAATATAGAATCAATAATGATTTACCCATGGATTCTGATAGATTTGTAGACGAAGGAACCATGGCTGCAGATGTAGATAATATTAGAGTTCCAGCTGGAACTTTATTTGTGAGAGGGGTCGAAGTTTTTAATGCTTCTAATTCTACGGAAATGGGTACATGGTTGGAAAGAAGAGATCAAACTTTTTTAAGTGAATACGTAGGAAGATTAACGGGACCTGAAGGATCAACTACTTCAGGAGCTGACGTTACAGGAAAACCTAAATATTATTCGATGTTTGGAGGAGCTACAGGAACTACTGATACTACTTCAGGATCTATATATTTAGCCCCTACTCCTGATGTGAATTATATATACAGAATCTATTTTAATAAAATTCCACCTGGTTTGGAAACACAGACTTCTGGAACCTATGTTAGTAGGTACTTCCCACAAGGGCTCTTATATGCTTGTTTGGCAGAAGCTTATGGATTTTTAAAAGGGCCAGCAGATATGTTGACATTATACGAGCAAAAGTATAAACAAGAACTACAAACGTTTGCGTCAATGCAAATTGGTAGAAGAAGAAGAGACGATTACACGGATGGTACAATAAGAATACCAATCGAGTCACCGCCTCAATAATTGGGAGATTTTTATGGCAATAGCATCGGAAATTTGTAACAGTTTCAAATCAGAAATTTTACAGGGAGGACATTGTTTAAATGCATCTGGAAGTACAGCTGCAGGCAACGCAATTAAATGTGCTCTCTATTCAGCAAACGATGCAGTATTAAGTAAATCAACAACAGTTTATGCTGCTCCATCAGACGCAACTGCGGATCCAACTTCAACTTATGAAGTTACAACAACAGGTTCAGGATACACAGGTGGGGGAGCAACGTTAACAAATATTGATGTCGCTCTAGCTACTGATACAGCAGTTTGTGATTTTGCTAATGAAAGTTGGACATCAGCTAGTTTTACAGCTAGAGGATTATTACTTTATAATACCACTGCTATTACAGGATTCACAACTAATCGATCAATTCTTGCTATTAATTTCGGTAGCGATAAAACTGTAACTTCTGGCACATTTACTATTGAATTTCCAGCTGCGGCCGCATCAACAGCAATTATCCAGCTAGCGTAAGGAGTTCTTCCTTATGGCTAATACTTGGAATCAAGCCTTAACAACCTGGGGTCAAAATACTTGGGGAGAACAAGCTGACGTCACTCTTACATTAACAGGTCTTTCAACAACTTCATCACTTGGAACTGTAGTCGCTTATCCTGAACAAGGATGGGGAAGTGATTATTGGGGAGTTGAAAATTGGGGCGAGTCCGGACTAACGCTTCCTGTTACAGGAATATCAGCCACTTCAACTTTAGGAACACCTACTACTACTCAACTTACAGTTGCTAGTTTAACAGGTATTTCCTTAGCCGCTTCTGATGGAGCGCCAACTATAGATTCAAGTAATACAACTACTCTAACTGGAATTTCTGCTACTTCGACAGTAGGTTCTGTTGTTACAGAAATTGGTGTGCCTCTCACAGGTATTTCCTTAGCCGCTTCTGATGGAGCGCCAACTATAGATTCAAGTAATACAACTGTTCTAACTGGAATTTCTCTTTCTTCTGATATAGGGTCGGTTACTCTTTCATCAAATCCACTGGTTCAACCAACTGGACTTTCTGCTACAACATCAGTTGGAGCTATTACACCCGCAGATCAAGTAATGGGACTTACTGGACTTTCAGCAACGGCAGCGGTTGGAGCTATTACACCAGCAGATCAAGTAATCGGATTAACAGGGCTGTCCGCTAGTATAACTTTAGGAAATGTAGCTCCATTAGGATTTAAAAGAATTACAGGAGATCAGGCAGCGAGTTATAGTACAGTCACTGGAACGCAGTCAGCTGGCTATAGTAGAGTCACTGGAACTCAAAGTGCAGGTTATACACGCGTAACTCCGGTTTAATCTATGTTGACATTATGAAGAATATTAAATATAAAAACAAATACGACACGTATTAATTAGGAGATAATCGATGCCATCGACATATAACAATTTAGGTATCCAATTAATGGCCACTGGTGAAAACGCCGGTACCTGGGGTACAAAAACCAATACTAATTTAGATTTAATCGCAGAAACATGGGGCTATATCTCTATTGATATGGCATCAACTGATGTTACATTAGCCATGACTGATGGCACTGCTGCTAATGGAAGAAATTTTATTTTAGAATTAACGGGTACTTTAGCAGGTAATAGAATTTTAAATATTCCAGCTACCGCTGGAACAGGTCCTGTAAATATTGAAAAAGCATTTTTAGTTTTAGATAAAACTAATAGAAGTGGATCTGATTTTACTTTAACTTTTAAAGTAACCAGTGCTACGGGAGTAATTATTCCTCCGAATTCTAACATTTTCTG